ATGGGCGTTACAAGTGGGGCTTCAAGCGCAAAGGAACAACCGACTGGATTCAAAAAGAGATCCAATCGGAGCAGGAAGCGCTATCAGCTCTATCAGACCATAGGAAAGCGATTGCAGCATGACAACTCCAACCCAGTTAGCATTGTATAATCAGGCGCTTAGACTTGTAGGTGAGGCTAGGCTAACTACTCTTACTGATAACCGTCCAGAGCGCCATGCATTAGACTCTATCTGGGATGAAGACCCTGTTAAGCAAATGCTTGAAGAGGCGCAGTGGACCTTTGCCACGCGAACGCTGGAGTGGAATTTTGACTCCAGTGTAACCTCTGATTTTGGCTACAAGTACGCATTCACAAAGCCATCTAATTATGTTCGGTCTGCTGCTATATGCTCTGATGAGTTCTTTCAGGAGCCTATCACTGCGTTTGCAGATGAGAATAATTACTGGTTTTGTGAGTACGAAACAATCTACATTAAGTATATTTCTGATGATGTTCTTTTTGGTCGTGATTACTCGCTATGGACTGAACTGTTCAGGAATTGTGTTGCATCCAAGATGGCTGCTGAACTGGCGATAAGTCTTACCAAATCGCAAACCATAATGGATGCGCGAGAAAGGGACCTAAAGAAGTATATTCGTGATGCCAAATCTCTTGACGCAATGAATCAGCCTACACGCTTTATGCCTCCAGGCAATTGGACGCGGGCTCGGAGATCATCAAACAGGAATTATCGCGGTACATTCTCTAATAGGTAAAACCAATGCCACGTACGAATACGCCTTTATTAGCATTTAACAGAGGTGTTATTTCGCCTTTAGCTCTTGCTCGTGTTGATTTAGCTCGTCTACAGTTTTCTGCTGAGACCCAAACAAACTGGATGCCTAGAGTTCTTGGAAGCATGATGCTTCGACCTGGCCTTGAGTACATTTACAGCACGAAAGGTAATAACACAGCTCACAACATTCCATTTATCGCGGCTGCTGATGATACGGCTATCATTGAGCTTACTGATTCATTTTTGCGCGTATCGGTGGATGAGGCGTTAGTAACGCGACCGGCAGTAACGGCTTCGGTAACTAATGGGTTATTCACAACAGACCTAACAGGCTGGACTGATGCGGATGAATCAGGGGCAGCGTCAACATGGGTTACCGGTAGCTACTTAAACCTATTGGGTACAGTTACCAATGAAGCATCCAGAACGCAGCTTGTTACTGTGAGTGAGGTTGGTACAGTTCACGCGTTAAGGATTATTGTTGAGCGTGGACCACTAAAGATTAGAATTGGTACGACTGCAGCTAACGGATCGTATCACACGGCCATACTTGGTACTGGCGTTCACTCGCTTGCGTTCACTCCTACCGGCAATTTCTATATTAACTTCTCAAGCACTCTAAACTATTCAACTAGAGTGGCGTCTGTTGCTGTTGAGGCAAGCGGGATATTAGAACTGCCAACCCCTTATACCGGCGCCACTCTTGGTGATATCCGCCACACACAGTCTGCAGATGTTGTCTTTTTGGCTGCTAGTGGTTACCAACAAAGGAAGATAGAGCGGCGTGATAATGATTCATGGTCTGTTGTGCTGTATGAGCCTTTAGATGGGCCGCTTGGCATTATCAATGTGAGCCCTATAACCATCACTCCAAGCGCTCTAGTAGGCGATATAACGCTAACCGCGTCTAAAGATTTATTCATTGGTGATACAACAGAGCATAGCGGCCTGCTGTTCAAGTTAATCTCATCCGGTCAAATCGTCCAATCAGCGGTTACCGCCGAAGATAACTTTACAAATTCAATATTAGTTACCGGTGTTGGAACGTCTAGAGATTTTTCTGTATCGATATCGGGTGGATGGGTGGCAACGGTTACCCTTCAGCGGTCTGTTGATGATGCAACATGGGAAGATGTGGAAACGTACACGTCCAACACTACCGTTACCTTTAGTGATGGCTTGGATAATGTTGAATACTATTACAGAATAGGCGTTAAGACCGGCGACTTCACAAGCGGCACAGTCAATCTTGGCCTTACATTCTCCGGTGGTAGCTTAAGCGGGATAGTCAAGATCCGTACAGTTGTTTCTGCCACGTCTGCCACGGCTTCAGTTATTACCGCTCTAGGCGGCACAACCGCTACAGATGACTGGCACGCTGGCCAATGGAGTGATGCTCGCGGATGGCCAACAGCCAATGCTTTATATGAGGGGAGATTGTGGCACGCTGGACGTGGGCAAATGTGGGGATCGGTATCTGATGGGTATGAGAGCTTTGACGACTCCATTGAAGGTGATAGTGGTCCGATAAATAGAACAATAGGTGAGGGTCCGGTAGACGTGGTTAACTGGCTTGCACCACTACAGCGATTGCTTCTTGGTACGGCCGGCTCTGAGGTTTCAGCAAGGTCCACATCTTTTGATGAGCCTTTAACGCCTACCAACTTCAATTTTAAGGTAGCGGGTACAGAGGGTAGCAATAATGTTGACTTAGTTGTTGATGGGGCTCGCGGTATATTTGTTCAGCGTTCAGGGTCAAAGCTTTATCAGTTGCAATATGATGCTAAAACGTTTGATTATGCGCCTGTTGATCTTTCAGAGTTGGCGCCTGAGATAACCCAACCATCAATAGTTAAGCTAACCATTCAGCGTCAACCTGACGTAAGGATTCATTGCGTATTAAGTAATGGTAATGTGGCTGTATTGGTTAAGGATGCGGCTGAGAATACGCTGGCATGGGTGTTAGTTGAGACTGATGGACTGGTTGAAGATGCGATTGTTCTACCGGGTGATATCGAAGATAAGGTTTACTATGTCGTTAATAGAACAGTCGGCGGATCAACGGTGCGGTATCTTGAGAAGTGGGCGCTGGAGTCAGAGGGCCGAGGAGGTATAACCAATAAGCTGGCTGATTCGTTTGTTTATTACTCTGGAGGTGCCACAACCACTATTACCGGCCTTACTCACCTGGAGGGTAAAACCGTTATTGTGTGGGGGAATGGTAAAGATCTTGGTACGGCAGTAGTCACCTCTGGGCAAATAACAGGCTTAAGCGAGTCGGTAACAACGGCATGTGTTGGAATTGGTTACAGTGCAGACTTCTTAAGTACCAAGCTTGCGTATGCTGCCGGCATGGGAACAGCGTTAAACCAAGTCAAGAAGATCAATCAAATAGGGATTATCGCAAGAGATATCCACGCTAGCGGCCTGCAGTTTGGGCCAAGCTTTAATGAGCTTTGGGATTTACCAACCACCAAAGACCATCAGCCAGTAAGCCCTGATACGGTCCATGTTGATTTCGACGCGCCCACATTTCCTTTTGGAGGTCATTGGGATAGTGATTCGCGAGTAGCATTAAGAGCCACGGCGCCTAAGCCTGCAACCCTTCTGGCTGCTATTGTTGGCATTCAAACAAACGATAAAGCATGATCGAGCCGCTAACAAATAGCATCTACCAAAGGTTTGATGGAGCTCCGCCTGCAGCAACAATCAAAGGCGTAGCGTCCACGGAAGGTTCAGAGGTTTATGCTGTATGCGGTACCGCATGTATTATGGGCTCTTACTTTATAATCTTCGGTGTAAAAGCGGGATGCAGTAAGCGTGATATAATTAAAGGGTGGAGCGCGATTAAGAAAACGCTAGACCGTAACAAAACATATTACGCCATAATAGACCGAGAGCTAGAAACTGCTCACGGCCTACTTAATCATTTCAAGTTCACCTATATTGGTGAAGACATATACGAGTATAGAGGGTAGATAATGGCATTCATGGCGGCAGCATTACCCTATATTACCGCTGCGGCATCCGTTGGCTCCACCATTGGTAAGGCTAATGCTGAGCAGCAAGTGGCTGATATACAGGCTGCGCAACTAAAAAAGCAATCAATTGCTACTGAGGCTGAAGCTGTACAGACAGCCAAGTTTGAACGCAAGAAGGCGGATATGCTTAGTTCAAGGGTTCGAGCGCTGGCATCTGCTAGCGGGTCCGCCTTATCAAGTGGTGATATTCAAAATACACTATCTGACATTGATGAGCAGGGGGAGTACAACGCCTTAGCAGCCCTATACTCTGGAGCAACTAAAGCTGGAAGCCAAAGATACCAAGCTTCAGTAGCAACCTCTAGGGGCAAGCAAGCGAAGACTAGTGGCACAACGGCGGCAGCAGGAACAATATTAGAATTTTCATCGAACAAATACGGTTGATACCATGCCAAGATTACCAACAGCTCAAAATCTAGGAGTAAGATCATTCCAAGATAGAAGCACAGTAGTTACGCCATCGGTTGATACCAGAGGCCAAGACGCGTTTGTTTCGGCGGTGGCTAACATCTCATCTGGAATGAATGAAAGGCTTGACGCGTCTTCACTCCACAAAGCTAAGATACACTTCCAAAAAGCTAAGTTAGAAGCAGATACAGCATTTGATCAAGATCCTGACTTTGAGACCTACCAGGCACGCTATGACAAGAAGCTAGAAACGGCAATGGAATCATCGTCGGATATGGTTAGGAATCAGCGTGATCGCGCACGGTTCCAAGAGGAAATGTCGCTGTATCGCGCCGAGGGTAGCGAGCGGATAATTGCCAAGGCGTTCGGTAAGGAGGTAGATCGGGGTATAGCGGATCTTGATGAGACGCTTACAGTTGCACGCGAGAACTATCTACGTTCTTCAAATCAAGACGATAAACAATTTGCGATAGATACAGCAAATAGCGCCATTGACTCTGCTGAGCAGGCCACACATATCGATGCTGATAAAGCTCAAAGCATGAGGCAGGCACTCGCTTTGGATCTTGCCATAGCGTCTGTTGAGGCGGCACCACCAGAGCGACAAGTAGACCTTCTCAAATCCACCGAAGGCGTTATGGACTACATGCCTTTGGATGTTAGAACGAAGATGCTTAAGAACGCTGAGACACAGCTTGACGCGCAAACGTCACTTGATACGGCGAACACTATCCGTATTGAGGGCGGCACTCTTGATGAGCGCATGGCTAAAGTGAATAAGATAACCGACCCTAAAGTTAAGGCGTCTACACGCGCACAGGTTATCAATGATCACAATATCGAGCGAACTGCAGAAGGTCAGGAGAAGTATGCTATTTATGATGACGCTGCTAAGGCGTTAATTGCCGGCGAGAGCCTTGAGGCTTTCCGCTCGCAGAATCCAAAAGGCTGGAATGCACTGGGCTCTAAGGAACAGGCTGCGCTGATTAGCATGACGAAAACAAATAAGCCGACCACTACAAACTTTGCCGCATATCACACGCTCAATCAATTAAAGCTAGAAGATAAAGTTAAGGCTTACCATTTCTTCCTAGATAACGTATCGGCATTTTCTACTGCTGACGCTAAGACGCAATCTGATTACTTTACCGGGCTTGCCGAGGTGCCTAAACCCTTATTCTCAATGCAGTCCACGTTCAATAAGCGAGCCAAAGACCTTGATATTACAGGGGAAGATCTTGGTGAGGCAGAGTATCGGATTAATGAGGAGTTTGAAACGTGGTCTAGGGCCAACCCTGATGAGACTATGAGCTTTGATGTTCAAAAAACCATAGTTGATTCTGTTTTTGATCGCGTGGTAGGCACCAGTGCTTGGTGGTTTCAGGCAAACAAAAGGGGCTTTGAGTTGCCTAAAGATCAGGTTGATAGCGCCAAGATGAAAAAGAAAATTGAGCAGTATGAGGAGCGATATGGCGAAAAGCCTGATGTGAATATGCTCTTAAGAATAAGGAATAAAATGGTTAAAGACGGTCTTATTACAGATTACGCGGCGCAATAATTATGGGTAACTTCTTTGATGAGTTGGAACAAGAGTCTGACCTATCTGCTGAGCCAAGGCAGGTAGGCGGCTTCTTTGACGATATTGAGCGGGATCAGTCAAATGAGCTATCTACAAGAATGGAGTACGCCAAGCGCAAATCTCCAGAGGTGGCCGCTAAGCATTATGATACCGCCGACCAGACCGGGCTTCCTGTTGAATATGTTGAGCGCAATGAAGACGCTGCTACCGCTCAAGACTTCGATTATGACGGGCTTAGAAAGAAGGCGCCATTACTTGCCAATATGCTCAGAGATCAACGCAATGCCGACCTTGCACAGAAAGAGCTTGATAACCTTTCATGGTTCGAGGAGGTTGCACGCGAGACTGTGAACGTAGCAAAGATAGTGCCTGCTGCTTCTTACACTGCTGGTGAGTCTGGATATGCCACGCTTTCTGCTACTCAAAGCATATTAGAGCTGGTGCCAAAAGCGCCAACAGCGGCAACCGCCAAGGCTCAAGAGCTTTTAGGGTTTGAGGATGCTGCAAAGAGAAGCTGGCAATACTATGAGGATCTTGGCATGGTATCTCGAAAGCTCCAGGAAATAGCTGCTGGTCAAGGTGCTGCTAGAGCCGAGTTAATCCCCAAGCCATCAGAGACGCGCTTTCACCCTGCTGTATGGGGTGGTATTGAGTCTGCATTGATTAACCTCTCTGCAATCGGCACATCAGTCTTAACGCGCAATCCAAAATCCGCACTATCAATAATGGGTACAATAACGTTTGGTAAATCCTATTCAGAAGGAAAGCAGAAAGGGCTTGGTGATTTTGATGCCTTTGTTTATGGCACAAACAATACGATAGCTGAGCTAGTGCCAGAGAGGGTGCCATTAGTAGCTCTACTATCTGATATCGATAAGAATACCGGCTTTACTAAAATGCTGGCTAAGCAGATGTTTTCCGAGATTATAACTGAGCAGATAACCACGGTATGGCAAGACGCCGTTAAGTGGGGAACATTAAACCCAGATAAGACGCTTGACCAGTTTATGGATGAGCGTGGTGATGCCGCGTATAACACACTAATATCTACGATAGTGGCTACTGGGCTTCAAACGTCTGTTGTTGCTGGAATCCAGAAGATTGGAGGGCAGCAAGAAGCTGACGTTATAGCCGGCATTGTGGAAAGAGCGAATGAGTCTAACTACAGGGAATTAGATAAGGTCAACTTTGAAACATACCTCCAAGAGGTGTCTGAGGAGTATGGCTCGGTTGAGAATATCTATATCGAGCATGAAGCTGCTAGGGCTGCGCTTGATCAGATGGAGGAGGATGATAACGCTAAGCAAATAATAATGGCTCAGATCGAAGAGGCAGAGTCGCTTAACGGCGATATTGTTGTGCCTGTTGGTGAGTTTGCTTCTTCTATTGCCGTATCGCCTAACTATCAATTTCTGAAGGATTCTGTTCGTATATCGCCTGATGCTGACGTGGTTACGATTAATGCCTTTGATCGGATACAGGAGGCTAACGCGAGCATTGATAGACGTGATGAGTCTAAGCGTATCTTTAATGAGGTTGTTGACCAACTAAAGGCGACGGGCAAACTTACTCCAGAGCAGTCTAGGTTATCCGCCGAGATTATACCGGCATTCCTTGGTGCCAACCCAGAGCGTATGG